AGGCGTGAACCGTCGGCAAGTGCGAACACCTGCTGACAATCCACGCCTGCAACGGCAATTGCGGATGTCTCGCGGAATCAACACCATGCCAACGGGCTGGGACGTTTGTTCCGGCAGCATCAATCTGGGTTAAATCGTACTGACTTGCAGTCGACTGTCAATACGTCTTCAGCTTCGCCAACTGGATTTTCTTCGAGGCCAGATCGAAAGGCATCCCCTGCGACGCTCGCGCCTTGGCAAGCGAACGCAACGCCATCTCAGTTGCCTGATAGGCGGGGTACGTCACAGCGGACACGTCGAACAGGTCAACGTTGTGCAATTCGCGGATCTGCCGCTCGCCTTCTTGTCGCCATATGTCGCTCTTGGTCGTGAACCCAAAACTCATCTGGTCCATGTCGCCACGCCTGATCTTGGGGACCAACGCCTGAACGTCGGGGTCGGTCATGTCCAGATCCGCCTCCATCCTCAGTCCCCTTTGATCCTCCGCGAGTCGCAAGGTGCCAGACTTGGTACGGGCCAGCGGGGTCCCCTCGTGGTTGACCAACAGCCGCACATCAGCACCACTCGCCAGCGTGCGGGTGAACGCCCCCGGCCGGATGATCTCGACGAACCCGCCGAGGTCTTGAGACAAGGAGTTGAAGACTGCCGCATAGCCCCGCAAAGTCACCTTGCCATCGGGCTCAGACCGCAACTCAATCTCCGCGCACGCTCTGTATTCTCGGTCGCTCATCGCACCACCTCCCGTGCAAATTCGGTCGCACGCCGGGCGTCCCATCGAGACACCACCGATTCGACGCTCTCCGCCAGCTTGTCGGCCGACACTTCGCACGCGGTCAACAAGGCCTGTCTGGACTGCTCGACGTGACGGGCCACGATATCGGCCGGGTCGAGAGACTGCCGTAAGTGCAGCCCCAAGGCTCGCACCGTCGGGCCAATCGCTTGCTCAAGGGTCGCCGCGTGCTCGACGTAAAATGAATCCAGCCACCCGAGGAACTCGCCCGGCTTGTTCGCTGCCCTCGTTGCCGCGTTCCTCTCCTTCGACAGCAGCCGGGTAAGGTCGTTCTCCAAGATGCTCCGCAGTGCATCGCCGAGGTCTGGAGAATCATCCTCCTCTGCCTGTGCCACGCTCGTCTGTCCGACGCTCGGGGTCGGGGTGGCCTGCATCGCCGTTGTCAACGGGACCATGTTGCCGTTGATCAAATAGGCGTCACCGTCTTCGGTCGGAATCGGATTCATGCCTTCTCGGTCCCTGATCTCGTTTGCGCTCATCCATCCGTTCTGCCGTGCCACTGCGTACGCATCGTACCTGCTCTTCAAGTCTGCCAACGATAGATCATCGAGGTCAAGCTCCGTGAAGTAGGTCGGCTTCTCGTCCTTGCTGAACAGCTTCCTATGTGCCTCCTGCTGCATTGCCACGGCAAGAGGTCTGATCGTGTACGTCTTGTATTCGATCGACTGATGCTCAATGTTGCCGAAGGTCGCCCGCGACAAGTCCCGCAGAAGGTGGGGCGGAATGTTGAACCACCTCGCGACTTCGGCGATCTGGAATTGGCGTTGCTCCAACAATTGGGCGTCGACTGCGCTCATCTGCATGGCCTGGAACTCCATGCCCTCCTGAAGAACGGCGATCCTGCCTGCCTTGTCGGCCCCCCGGTGCATCGCGTCCCACTCGTCACGGATGTTCCGCCTCGCGTCGGTTGTCAGCTTGCCGGGATGCTTGAGGATGCCACCGGGACGCGCTCCGTTGGCAAAGCTGCTGCCGCTGTACTGCTCCATGCCGAGGGTGAGACCGAAAGAATCCCGGGCTCGCTGGACCAGCCCCTTCCCGACGATGCCATCAGCCGCCATCAGGGGGACGTGATACACATCGACCGGATCGAGGCGGACGGGATTCAACCCGTGCTCGTCGGTCACCTCGTAGTAGATGCGTTTCGTGGTGTCCCGTTTGATCGCCACGCGGGCCGGGTGAATCCACCAGAGAGAGACAGGCCGCCCGCCCCGGTTGCGTTCGATCTCCGCGACCATGTTCCCGTGGAGATAGAAACTTGACAGCATCGCGATACGCCACGAGAACGCGGTCATCTCGCCGTTAGGTTCTTGGTCCAGCAGCAGCCGCAATGGATGGTCGTACCGCTCGATATTCGCCTCGTCCTGCCGCTCGTAGACTTCCCATTCAAGCTGGGCGATGGTCTCGGCAATCACGCGAACAGCAGCATAGACAGCCGAGACAGTCATCGCTGAGGTCTCGGTGATCGCCACTCCGCTGGAACTCCGAGGCATCAAAGCGTCTGCCACCTGCTGCGACATGCCCCGGGACTCAGGCGCGATCCAATTCGCCAGACCCCGCCGAATCCCTGCAATGATGCTCACAGTGACAGACTCCCTTTCGTGTCGTACACACTGCCCACCTCGTCCGCCACCATCGCGGTTCCCATCGCCATGATGGTTGCCACGATGCCGTCAATCTTGTCCGCAGATCGGGACTTGCTAGGCCGGATATTATCGCTCTTGTCCCGCTCCGCCGCTACGTTTCCCGCCATCCACCTCAGCACCGGGTCGCCGTCGTGATGTAGTGTCTGGTTGGCAATCCTCCGCTCGAACTCCTTCGAGGGGGCCGCAAAGCTACCGATGGTCTGACGGAATTCCTTCAACCGCTCAGCAGGGAACCCCGCTGCCGCCAACTGCTGGGCCATCGCCCGGGCCGGTCCCCAGGGGTCATAAGCCAAACACTGCAGGTCAAACCGCTCGGCCACCTCGCACAGCTCCGCACAGATCACCCCGTAGTCTGCCACGTTCCCATCGGTCTGCGTGATCAGCCCTTGTGCGGCCCACCGCTTGGCTTGTGCGCGGTCCTGCTTCCCGCGAATGTCCGCGACTTCTTCGGGCATCCAGTAGCGACACCTCACGTAGTAATCACCATCGCGTTTGAAGACCATCGACAATGCATTGATGTCGCGAGTCGATGCAAGGTCCAACCCACACCAGACCGGATCGCCCGAGAATTCCGACAAGTCGAAGTCCATCCGGCACTGGTCCCAGTGGTGCATCTGAATCCAGCGCACTGCCTGCTCGGTCCACTGGTTGAGGTACAGATTGCGAAAGACGTTTTCCGCTGCCGGGTTGTTCCGTGCTGCCGTACACTCGTCCCGCAGAAAGTCCAGAGAGACAGAGACGCCGAGGTTGGGGTTGGCCTTGCGCCACACCTCTTCCGATGTCCAATCGTCGGCCGGGTCAGCCCCGTAGATCACACCGTAGAACGTAGGGTCGGAGTCCGGGTCGGCAATCGCAGCCGCTGCTCGCTGGTGCATCTCCCAGCAGATCGAGGACCGGTCATGTCCTGCCGTTGTGATCGCCACCACAAGGGGGTTAGCGCGGGCTCCGCGCCCCGACAACATTGCGTCCCATAACTGCCGGTTGGGCTGTGTGTGGAGTTCGTCGAAGATGATCCCGTGAGGGCTCTTGCCGTGGGCCGAATACGCTTCCGCCGAAGTTGCCGCATACCACCCGCCGCGACGGTTGCCACGGATCTCGTATTGTCTCAGGTCCGCTTCGGCCTGTAGCGTCGGAGTCCCCGCCGTGATCATCTCGCGGGCCGCCCTGAACACGATACCCGCCTGCTCTCGGTCGCCAGCACATGAGTAGACTTGGGGCCGTTCCTCCCGATCGCACAGCAGCAGATACAACGCGATGCCAGCCGCGAACGTGCTCTTGCCATTCTTCCGGGGAACCTCGATGTACGCCAACCGGTAACGCCGTGTCCCGTCGTCCCGCAGCCAGCCAAACAGGTCGCGGACAATCTTCCGTTGCCACGGCTCGAGGACGAACGGCTGCCCCGCCTTGGTCCCCTCGACGTACCGCAACTGCTGAGCAAAGAACTGCTCGATCTTGTTGGCGTGTGGTTCGGAGAACACGTAGGTCACCCGAAGAAGTCCTCCTGCACTGCGTCGGCTACGGCATCCTTGCCGACTGCGGAGCACACCTGCTTCACCAACTGGGCCGCCGCCTGGCTCGCTTTACGCTCGGTCTCGATGGCCCAGTGCGGTTGTTCGCTGCCGAACCGGTCCACTTGCACGAGGCCGGACTTCGCCAAGATCTCGCGACACTCGCTCGCTCGGTCCGCTTGTTTGCATGCCAGCAACAGTACCTCCTGATGTTGGGGCAGTACTGGCGCAACGTCCCAAACGGCAGCCCAGAGGCGACGCCCAGCACCTGCCAAACCGACAGGTGGGACACGATCCATCAATTGGCACCTCCGTATCTGTCGAAAATATGTGCGCGAG